AATCAGACTCAGAATTTGCCGACACTTCCGCTTTTATATAAACCTTTTCTGTACCGTCCCTATCTCTTTCCGTTACGGTAGTTACTGTTGGAAGGGCTGGCGTATTTGGAGCTATAGTATCAGCGGACCCAACTCCAGCAGCTTGCAATGTCGTGACTACGCCACGACTGTTCAACATCTTGTTTCTAGTTATTTTTTTTGTTTTCTTTGAAGAATTTTGAAAAAACAAAAACTCATCCTTGTCATCAAGCACTTCTACTGATTCAAGATCATCTATTCTTTTGCTTCCTGTAGACATATATATATTTACATTAAAGATTAATAGCTTCTGTAATAAATCCAGCTGTTGGAGTTGGAGGCGCGTAAGACCCTGACATTAAAATTCCTGTGTATTCATTAACCTCAAAAGACCAAGAAGTAGAAATCACTGAACGATCCCCAATTGTTGATCCTATAGAATATGAATCTAATCTTGCATTATTAACTTTTACTCCAAACTTTTTAACGTTCGCTTGGTTTGAAAAAACTATATCGAAGAAATATCCGCTAATAGAAACATCTTCTTGCTTAAAAGTGGTAGCTAAATTTTCTGCTGTAAAAGAATCAACTAAAGAATCAATACTCAAAGTGGCCATTACAGGCTTCTGAACTTTTCTATGAAATGGGTAATTATTCCCAAATCCATAAAGAGCTTTTCTTTCTATTGGGACTGATATTGACAAAGATTGAAAATTATCAAAATCAAAACCTAACTTTACCGCGTTCGAAGCTTCGGCGGTTGCTGTTATCTGGCACTTTCCATGCGGACAGCCGCCAGCAAAAAGACCACTATAACCTGTCATGTATCTTAAATTTCTTGAAGAGTCTAAGATTGCAATTGATTGATTGCTTGTTACTTCTGTTCCAGATCCAGTAACAAATAGCGCTGGATTTTCAAAAGTCGCGGCGCTTACTTGAGATATTTCTGCATTAGCTCCAACAAAAGACATTGAAACTGTAGCTAAACTATTTAAACCTATACTTAATTCGTAGTTATTTAAATAAACATTGCCTACACTCAATACATTATGGCCATTAAAACCTGTATTAGCGTTAAGATCTTTGCCGTTATCTTGAGCAATCACAACATAAAAATTTCTATCTTGGTTTGATGTAAATATTCCAGAGAATGGATTTTTATAACCGTCAGTTGTTATGCCCACATCCATGCCTACGAACTTTTCGTTCCACCCTCTGTTTAAATAATACTCTAGATTAAAATCAATATCTGGAGCTAATTGACTATGTCTTATTGCAAAACTTCCAGTTCCAAGTTGTTTTAGAGGAGTGCGCTCAACATCAAAAGAAAATCCATATGATTGAATGAAGTCTAATTTAGCGACGCCAGATGCATTGCCCGGCGTTTGCATGGCACCGCTAGGCCCAGCAAATATCGCCTCCATTTCATAAGATATATATTGTCTAGGCATTAGTAAGCCCTCCTTACTCCTAATGGGTCTTCTAGCATTGTGACTGATATATCATTCACATTTTTATATACAAATGTATGCTCCCACTGCGGGGCATAAAAATATTTATTCTGATTGTATATCTTTGGAAATTTATACTGAAACTTTCTATATCCTTGCTTACTTATCAAGAAATGTAAAATGCAACGAGCTTCGGCATCACTAATTCCTTTAAAATCAATTTTGAATTGTCTTAATACATTTGCGTGCAAACCAAAATTAGTTCTTTTAGTAAAAGAATACGGTAATTCAGTTTTTATAACTGAAGTTTCTTTCGAGGCTTGAGCCGAATACGTTGGCTGAAATTCAAATTCGCGAGTCCATTTATCAGCATTTGGAATCGTGTTAGATGCAGCTATAGACGAAGATGTAAAAGCTGACCCCGTGCAATAATAAAAAGATTCGTAAAGATTTCCAGTATTGCTGGGATAAGTCGAATTTCCAGTATAACGAACAACATCATATTTTGAATAACTTGTTGCCGCAGCCCAATCATTTTTAATATTTGATCCTGTTATCAATAAATTATTCCAATTTAATAAAGTAGATATTTGATCTGTGCTGACGCTAACTGTTATATTGTGCAAATCATTTTCGTTATAAGTATTGTCGATATTATTGACGAAACAATTAAATGGCTTATAAATTTGAGCGGCATCAGTGTATTGAAAAAAACCTGTACCATGTAAGCTCTCAAAAAACCCAAGAATTTGTCTTGCTTGTTCTTGCTTGCGATTTTCAAATGGCATTGATATTTGCATTTGCAAATGATTAAGGCCCTTTGGCATTGTATAAAAGTAATTATCAACAGTCGTGTATTCTGTTAATTCTGAGGAGAAAGAAACTTGCATTCCATACGAAGGAGTAAATGTGAACGACGAGGGAATCTTTCCTGTAACATATTGATCTCTGTCGTATAAAAATGACATTATAAAAATCCTTGATAATTAAGAGTCATTATGGCATCATCTGTTGCGCTTGTATTTATTGATTCTCCAATAAGTTCCATATTTGACATTGTGAAAGTTCCTAGTGAGCCTATCTGTATATTAATATTTTTTTTATTAGAATCTATAACGAAATCAAAAGCTCTTTTAGATTGATAATCGTCAACAGCTATTGAAAATTGAGCAGTAACTTTATAAGGTCTTGTAGTTACAACGTCGATCAGCCTATTTCCGCTTGCTCCGTAAAATGCTTGTCTATTGCATTCAACATTATAGGTGAAGGACTCGACGCGATTTGTTCCTGTTCCATCGCATTGAACCAAGATATCTGCTGGTCTAACTAAAGCTAATGTTCCAGTTTGATTATTTGTTGTGGAAATTAAACCTGTACCTACGTTGCCAAAAACAGAAAAATCAGCGTTTAAATTTGGGAAATTTCCAACTGAACAAGAAACAGAATAAGAATTTAAATAGCCAGAATGAAAGCCAAAATTTGTATTTCTGGAATTATAAAATAAACCGCCACTTACCCCAAAAGTTCCCGTCATTCCTGTGATAAAGTCATTAGGAGAAAGGTATTTTTGTATGCTTAAATTAGATTGTGGTGGACCAGATGTGAATGTTCTAAATTTATTATAGCCTATTACATTTAAATGGTCAATCGGCAGCGAATAGCCAAAGTTAACATCAGCGACTCCAAAAAGTTTGTAGCCGCTGAGAAAAACTTCAACATCGTAGTTCGCTGTTGATAGTTTAGCCATTATCTAGTTCTGAGTGTCCCCCCTAAACGCTTTTCCTCGTTTAAGGTTTCTAACACTACAGCCTTTATCCTTTCTGACATTTTCTTGTAATCTACACCGCCTTGATTTGAATTCCCTTGAGTCTCTGACTGAGAGTTTTGTCCAGTAACATTAATGCTAATGTTGACATCTCCCATCATTTTAGCATTGTTTTCTGTAGTTGTGGTTGGAGCGGAAGGCGTGACTTCGCCGCCATCTGCGAATCTTGGCATACGCCCTTGATTCATTGAGTCAAGGAATCTAGTGCCATAATTAGCTGTTGCCCTGCGATTTAAAACGTATTCTCCACCCATTAAGGCTACCTGTCCACCAGAATTATACCCGCGAATCATTCCTCCGTAAGCTTTACCAGGCTTAAAATTTAAGAAAGAAGAATTTTCTGCCCCTTTTAAGAATTGAGGTCCATTGCCAGAGGCCATATTAAGAAGCCCCATCCCGCCAGCTTTTGCCGCGCCTCCTGTTGCTCCAGCAGCCGCTTTAGCCGCTCCACCAAAAGCTTGGCCAACTCCATAACTTAAAGCTGCACTTAATACAGTGCCAATTAATTGCTTCTTCAAAGCTTTCTTTTGCTCTTTTTCTTGCTGATTAAAAGCTTCTTTTTGTTTTATAACATCTAGCGCTTGGGCTTGTGCAGAACGAATTTCTTGATTTATAACATCATCACCTAGCAATGCATATCTCGACAATTTTTGACTTTGATCTTCAAGGTTTATAAATGCAGAACTTTCTCCTCCTCTTAAAATGTCAGTTGCTCCACTTGTTGTGGTTTGACTTGCGAAAGCTCTTAAAGCATCTTCTCCAGAAATTGCTCCTGCACCACGAACACCAGGAAGGAATATTCCTCCGTTATTCATTCTTCTCAAATTATCAACTCCAATATTTCTTACGGCATCTTTTTTCATGACGAATTCTCCTCCGGTCAATGTGGCCAATACGTCATCTTTATAACCACTGCCTCCTGTTACCAATCCTCCTTCAGCGAATGGCTTTGGAATTAAACTAGCAACAATTTGATTAGATGCGCTTTGTAAAAATGCACTTTGTAGCGTCTTCAAGAAACCCATCGCAATACCATTTAAAGCTTGACCAAGATTGTCAGATTGATTTAAAGCGGCTTCCATAGCTTGGGCCATTCCATCCGCAAACATCTTTGGAGTTTGGTCACCAATTATTTGCTGGAATGTCTGCGCTTGATCTTGTAATTTGCCAGCTTCAACATACATTCTTTCTCCCGCAGTCATTTCTTTTTTAACTGCATCTATTTCTCCAATTGACATTTTGCCAACATCTCTTCCAGCAGTTCTTCCTTTAACAACTTCAGCTAGTCTTGTGTCTCCAGCAAAACCAGCGCGGCCAATATTACCAGAAGTCATTATCCCTAATAATTCACCAGCCGCTCCCTGTCTTGTCTTTTCTTGATTATTGGAAAGTTCCAGCGCCATGTTCATTTGTCTGGCGCTAAGTTCTCTTGAAGACTTTATTAAATTTTGCTGCTCAAGAATCATTTCATTAGCGACTTTATTCGCTAATTCTGTAACGCTAACTTGATCATTAAACGCTTTTGCTATTTTTATTTTATCTTCAAGAGCTTTGCCTTCTTCCGCAAATATTTCTCCCTGTCTTGCGGCAAGAACTTCTGCTGCTCTGCGAGCTTTGCTAGAAGCTAAAGCCTGTTTTTCGCTTTCTAAAATAACTTCATCTGTAACGCCTACTAAACTTAAATATTGATCATAAGCCTCTTTTTCTGCACCAACTAATTCCAAATCAGCATAATATTTAGCTTCGGAAGCTAATGCTTCTTTCATCATTTGGTCAACTTTTTCAGCAGTTGACTTTTCTAACTCTAAGGCAAATTTTGCTGCTCTCTTTTCAATCGGAATTTTTTCACGCATCGCCGCTTCAAATTGTATTTGAGATTTAAGCATTCTTTCGTCAGAAGCAAATTTAGCCTCTGCCATATCAAGTTCAACTTTATTATTAATTTCTTGTTGAGCTTCTGATTCTGCTAATTTAGACGCAGCATTGCGCAATCTTTCGTTATATTTTTCTTGTCCTAATGTCGTTCCACTTAACTCTTCATTTAAATAAGCAATATTTTGATTTATCTTTTGAGTTTCTGTTTGGAAAAGAGAAAGTTTTTGCGCTGCTGCCGCCTGAGCTTGATTAAATTTTTCACCAGTGGACTTGTCAGCTTGTGTCGCAGTTTCTAAAGATTTTACAACAGATTCTCTTGATTCCTTTGATAATGCGTTAAAATCAACACCTGTTTGATCTTTAAATGTTTTTTTAAATTCTTCAGTCTTGTACCCTCCTTGTTGAAACTGGGATAAAATTGATGATGTTTGAGTTCTATTTAATTGCCCCAATACATTTCCAAGTTTATTATCAGTAACGCCCTGAAGAGATTTCATCAAATCAACACCAGTAGATTCTCTTGCGCCAGCTCTTTCTCGCGCTGCTTTTTTTACCTCTAAAT